ATATAAGCATGAGCATCTACATAAGCCTGAACTGCGGCTTTATCGTATGCGACTTCGTTGCCATCTGCATCGTAAGCAACATCGCCACGAATAGTTACTACGGATGGGTTTAGTTTATAAATAGCGTTTATAAAGTTTTTCATGCCGCTATCTCCATAAGAGTTATGGTTGATGCTGTTCCAACCGCACCAGCGTTCATATATGTAATTCCTGATGGGCCATTTTGATTGTTAAATTGAGTTTTGTATGTAACGGCAGAAGTAGTTGCTGGTGAATCTAAATAATTTATTGAAATAGAGCCAATGTCAGCCGTAATTGATGACGAAGTGTATGCTGATTGGGATGCCATTAAAGCTATTTGACTTCCATTTCGTAATAATTTCATTCCAATATAACCAGAACTAGCCGCTTGACAATCTTGGTGGTCTACAATAACAAGAATTTTGCTGGAAGAACTTGTTGGTGTGATTGTGGCAGTCAAACCAGTATCAATATAAGTTGTTCCAGTGGTAGTAACATACGATGTATTAACTGCATTAACCACTTGCAACACATTACCAGCTTTAGGTGATGTATCTGTAAGAACTGTTCCTGTAACGGCTGGTAAGGTTAATACAGTAGTTCCAGCAACGGCTGGTTCTTGTAATGTAACGCTACCTGAAGTTGAACCTACTAAAACAATGCTCATATATTGTCCTTTACATAATTACATAGCGTGAGCCAGACGGCACGGTAACCGTAACTCCACTCGCTACGGTGATCGGTCCTACGCTAAAACCATTTTTATTTGTGGTAATGGTGTAGTTTGCATTGATTGACTGAGTGTTTTCATAAATCGCACCACCAGCTTCAGCACCGCCACCACCGCCACCACCCGCTAAAACCCAATAAGTACCGTCATAAATGACTGAATAGATACCACCAGCCCTAAATTCAGCACCAGATAACGCTGATCCATCCTCATTTTTAATGGCAGTTGCAGCCAAAATGGTAACGGAGTTAACTTGGACTAATAAAGTGGTAGCACCAGTATTAGCAGTATTAGCTTCAAAGGTTATCTCACAGCCAGTATCAATTACAGTTGTTGTAATTCCAGCGGGGTAATTACAGACAACGGCATTAGCAGTACCCGTGTCCTGGACAAAGTTACTGTAATTATTTAGATCGTTTAGGGCGTTTGTGACCGTTGTAAAGTTACTGTCCAATTGCGACAACGGAATAGTTGTAGTCGCATTTTGGAATACATTTGGTACAGACGATATAGGTTTAGACACTAGAACCTCACTCTTAGTTCATGCTCAAACTCAAAGCCATTTATTACATACCCAGGATTAGTAGATGTTACTGTAATTCCTAAGTATTTACCATACTGTTGAGCATCTGTTTTATATAAAGAATAACCCGAAGTACCCCAACCAATATTCGTACCTGAGTTATTGTTCCAAGGAATTACTTGCAGACTGTTATTTTGCCAAGTAATAACGCTTGAAAGGGTATATGGGAAGCTAGATCGGTTTTCATTGTCCACCGTAGCAGACATAGTAATCGTGCCATTGGCGGGTGCAGTCGCTTCAATACCAATTTTCAATGCTTGCTTTGTCCGAATTGGATCTGTCATCGGCATTAAAGCAGTTCTAACACGGCTTACAATGCTACTGGTGGAATCGGCATACAGGCGATACAAGTTATTGCCAGAAACTCCGTACATTAAGATTTGTCCAGCTTCAGGAACAGAAGTTACATACTTAATATTGTTACCTTGGCTTGAAATAAACCACTTTTTCTCAAAGAAAACAGCCTGGATATACCGATAGCTATTGGTAAATGTTGAATCAAAGTACCTAAAATTAAAGACTGCGCAGAGGATATTGTTTAATAAGACTTGACCCGCATAAACAGGGTTTACAAAGTCAATATTAGGGAAAATACCATCCAGGGCATCGGACAATTTTGAGGTGGTTGAGCCGACTAGAGCATATACGCCATAGTCATTCATAAACAAAACAGATCGGAAGTACGGGAATATAGCGTTTTTCTGCTCTGAACCAACGGATGCGCTCACATTGGTGTTAGTGAACAGGGTAGTTCCACTAGTAGTAACCCTAACATCTGAGAACACATTAATGGAGTTATCGCCAAAAATGTACAAAAAGTTATTAGCAGTCAATAGCTGAATAATGTTGCCATGCAGCGTAGAATCAGTCAGCGTTACCGATCCCGCAGAAACGCTTGTAAAGTCGCTATACGACCCCGCAGCGCTGTAATAGACTGTGCGACCAGCAGCAATCCAAACACGCCCAGAAAAGCTCGCTATGCCCACATTTGGCTCGGAATTGACGATGGCTTGCAAGACTGCTCCATTACCACCGCCACCCGATACCGTTGCCGTTACATTGGCAGCATTGGTATAGTTTGATCCCAGGTTAGTCATAATGACCTGGGTGACCACATTACCGACCACGATCGGTACGGCTGTTGCTCCTGATCCACCGCCACCAGAGATAGTCACAATGGTATTAGCTGCGTTGGTATAACCAGAACCTTCGTTAATAACCACCAAAGAAAGCGTACCAGTTTGGAAGCTGTAGAGTTGGGCTATTGCATTAGCGCCTGTACCACCACCGCCACCGCTAAAGGTTACGGTTAAATTAGCTGAATTGGTGTAGCCAGTACCAGCATTAGAAACCGCTACCGATGTAACGACATTGCCTGTAGAGATGGTAGATGTAGCATTAGCCTGGACACCACCAGTTTGATTGGGCGCTGAAATAGTGACGGTTGGAGCTTCGGTATAGCCAGTTCCTTGATTAACAATTCCTATCAATCCGACAGATCCGATAGTTACAACATTATTGCCATCCCAGTTAAAGTAACCCTTAGTAGGATCAAGGATGAGCATACGCTCGTTATTCCATTGGGTAGTGCTAATGCCAGTAGAGCTAAATGTACCAGCAGCAGCCACATTGCCAAAAGTGTCGGTATTAACATTAAAATACTGTGCCGAGCCATTATCCATAAAGGCAACAACATAGTCGTTTAAGCCAATATTGACGGATGTTAAGTGGGTAACAGTATTGGAAAAAACTACGGCATTAGCGCCAGCATCAACTACAGCTTCGCTATTAGGAATAATCTTTAAGTTGGCATAGCCGATTGGCTGTGCGTTTTCTAGCCAAGCAAACTCACTCTCATCAATGGCAGTACGGTTAGCCTTGGTGTTTAGGCTTCTAAACTGTTTGACAACGGCATAGGACTTTTTCTGTTCTGCTGCTGCCATGGCTAGTAAGGTGAGCTATAAGGCGTTGGAATTCTGCGGGTAAAGATCGAGGTAAGAACAGCAGAAGTCTGCTTGTTGTACTCTTGTTTATAAATCTCAGCTTCCCCATAACTTTGCTCGTAATACTTGGCTAGGTATGCTGCATAAAACTTAACCGAGGTAGTATAAGGATCTTTGATTGGATCAGTAGCTCCAGAGTTAGCCAGGGTTAAGGATTCAGGAAGAATGACTGTATCAATCTCTAGCTGATAGGCTTCGTCTGGGATTGGACCAATATAGATATTGTCTTGACCATAATTACTAAAGGCTAGTGGTCTGCCAATGTAGTTTTGCCAAAAACGCAAGCGCACATTAAAGTCTGACCAGGCTAAGTAATCCAATGGCACACGGGTATTACCCCAGTACATATTGATGTTAATAATGTCTAGGGTTCTATTACCCTGTGGCATTGCAGAGTAGTAAATATTTTCGCAATTACCTACATAAGTCAATCCACAAGTACCGTTTAAAAACTGAGTGGATGGTGGGTAATTGGTTATATTGTTTTGCTGACTTTGTGGGTAAGGCGGTGGTGTAGCATCCGTAGTACCAGCCAAAGTTACTTGGTAAATAAAAATATTACTAAAAATAAAATCATTTAAAGCATAGGCTGTATTAGCTTTCCATGCTGTAGGATTGGTTGGTGCTGCTCCATTTAAAGCTGCTGAAACAGGAACTTTACACGGTGTTTGTACGATCTGGATGGTTCTAAGGCAGCCAGTATCACGAACTACACGCTCTCTTGAGCCGTTAATGTAATCCGTTAATTGCGAATCGTTATAAAAGTTTCCGTTTGCATCATGGAGTAATCGCCTGACTTCCGTAATGTAAGTCGAAAGAGTTGCCATTTAAGCTCCATAAGTCATGCTGCCACCGAGAGGACTTTTCCCCCCGCCCTCTTTTGGGAAGGTAGGGGTACTCTTTCCACCAACGGGGATAACGATTGGTTCTTTTTAGGCG